GTGGTGGTGCTATTTTTTTAAGCAGCTACTGCATTAGAAAAGAAGTATCCTAAAGCGGATGAAACGATCTTGGTGTCCCAAGCGGACTCAATTTCGATTCGGTCAGCTTTACGCTCTTCCATGCGGAAACGACTTACAGCAGAACCTGTACCTAATCCGGAACTAATACCGTTCCAAACCATTGAATAACCGGCTGATGGAACCATCAGACCCGGATTCGCTGGTACGTAGCAAAGCAAGGCATCTCTATCACCGATCTGTGCATAAGAAGCTGTAGCTCCTTCAGCGGCGCTGTTGTATGTTCCTGCCATGATTAATACACGATCCACGTTGAACAAGCGAGCGAGGAGATCCTCAGTCACAGAGTCCTGTGTCGTGTATTTGATTCTGTCTACGATGTCTGCATTGTCAACAAGGGCTGAGAATACTTTGTATGACATTATGAGTGTGTTTGGAACATACCCAGTGTTAGTCAATACTGTATTCTTGCCTGCTTCAATGTCAGCTATAGGTGTAGAGCTAGCAGCACTCCAAAGTGTGCTTGGTGTGCTATCAGTTCCCCATATGCTTGTTGTAAAAGCGGCGGCTGCCCATTCTACTTCTTGACGAATCAACATTTGTTGTGTCAAGAAACGTGTGGCATCCATATCAGGATTTAGTGGGTTATCAGAGTTGGCTCTCGTTTGATCGCCAATGTCCTTATGTAGTGCGAATACATCGCAAGAATAAGAAGCTGTGCTGAGTGAGTACCCAGTTCCAGCGGACTCTGTTCCATCTGCTCTACGTTGTACTTGATCCCGCATGAAATCAGCTTGACTGTATGTGAAATACTTGTCAGTCTGTTTCGCTACGGAAACTTGTGGAAACGCACGTGACGCAACGAAAGCGTAAGCTTCTTGCATATAAGCAACTGACATGTTTGTCAGTATCGCGTCTACGTGAACGTCTGTTGAGGTTGGTTGTGGCATTTGTTATTCCTCCTTAAGCCGCACGAGCGTTCGTGATATTAATGAACGCTGTGAATGTTTCACCGGCTGAGGCGGCGCCTATTGCTTGACCTGCAACATACACTGTCGTGTCTGTTCCAGCGGCAATTGCGTCACCCTGTCCGTCTGCGGAAGTACCAAGAATATTGCCAGCGGCGATTGTGCCATCAGCTACAAGCTTGGAAACTCCATGCGTTGTAACGATTGCTGCGCCACCTGAACTCGGATTGTTCTGAAGAACTCCGATTGGCTTATCTGTGATAGCACCACAAACGGTTACCTGAGTAGCCGATGCTAGCTTCACAAAATGGTACTGTTTAGAGGACAAATCTGTACTTGCGGTGAGTTCACCGAAAGTAGATTGTTGCCCTTCGTATGCTGCCATTTCCTATACCCCCTGCTCTGCCCTGTACCGTGAGTACAAGTCTGGGTTCTCTACTGCCACAAGCCCAATTGCTTCCGGCATATTTTTTGCTCTACCTGCATCTACAGCAGATTTTGCAAGGGACTCAATTTGGTCATACGCATCTGAACTCGTATCATCCAAATCGGAACCCAATTCTTTTAACACGCCAGCCTCGGATAATGCTGAAGCGCAACCGTCAAGAATATTTTCTATAACTGTTGTTGCTTCTTCATTAGCGGCTCGGAGGGAGCGTAGAACAGGTGCGAAATCTTCGACGACAACACCCGGAAGGATGCGCCAACCGGCGACTCGCTCAGTGGCTTTCTCCATCTCACGTTCTTCACGAAGCGAAGCGGCTTCCGCCGTTGCATCGTCAAGCTGTTTGCGAAGATCAGCCAGTTCTTTAGCTACCAATTCCGAGTCAGAAGTGTCACTCTTTTCTACAGAAGCAACGGATGCGGCTACAGGTTCCATTTCTGGTGCTGTAACAACTTCCTCTGCAACTGCTTCAGGAGTTACTTCTTCTTCAGCCGGAGCGTCAATGGTGCTTTCTAGTTCACTCATTGTCATTCCTTCGTTGGTGTTATTGTCTTGTGTCTCTACTTCGGCAATGACCTCATCTAAAACGGCGGCTGAGTCCTTGCGAACAAGCCACCCTTCATACAAATGCGCCGGATGATCTACACCCGACGTTTCATCTATTTGAAGCTCTACGAGCTTTCTAGTTTTTGGCATTAATCCTC